CCATATGGTCTTCTTCAAGGTGCTGCTCGTGGTGGTTCTGTGCTTGATGGATATTCTGGTATAGACAATACTACAGGACAACGAATATCTGGATTTGGTCCTGATACTCAATTGATTGCAGCAATGCCTGGAGAGGTTGTTATTAATAAGAAAACTGTAGATGCTGTTGGTGCGGATACATTTTTAAGTCTAAACAGACATTATGGTGGTTCAGGTGCTAACCAACCTAAGTTTGGTAGATTCTTTAATACTGGGGGAATCGTTGGTGGGTTGATGAGTCTATTCAATAGACCTAGAGGACTCAGTACAAGAGGAGTCCAGGCTGGATTTACTGGTATGGCAAAACAGGGATTTGAAGCCATTATGGGGGGTGATAAGTTTAGACTTGGAGGATGGAAACCACAAATACTTGGTAGAGGTGCATACTCTGCACCTACGTTAAAAGGAGCTCAACGATATGCTGGTTCTGCAGGGTCTCTGGGTGGAACTCAAGTTCCTGGTGGTGTAGTTAAGACAATAGTTCCTGGAGGTGCAAGAGGTATAAACATTATTGAACCACAATCTGTTGTAAATCCGTCTACATTTGATAAGGGAAAGGTTTTGGCAGATAGATTACTTTCTGGTAGGTATTCAAATAGTCCTCTTGCAAATAGACTTCGTTCTCAGTTAACAAGTGGAGTAGCACAGAGAACTGGCATGGGATTTGGAAGAACGCTTTCCCGTGGCAGTGGATTATTAAATGCTCCTGTCATCAGTGATATGTTATTTCCGGAAGGAACATCATCATATAGTCAACTTACTGGACCTAATGCATATTATAATGCACCTGGATATAAAGGTCCTAGACCTATGCAGCGTATGGGTGGTGGATTGATTAAAGAGAATACTGGAATGGATATTCGTGGAGCAACAGCAGATAGACAAGCCATTTTCGCTCAACCTGGAGAGTATGTTCTTCCTGTTAATACTGTAAATCGTCTTGGAACTTCTCTCATTGATAAATTAGTTGCAATGACTGACAGTGACTCAAATGCAGCTAAACTTGGTTACAGGACAAAGAATATTCCACAGATAAAACCATTGACAAGAGATGGTTCTCAAAATGTTGTAACTCTACCACCAATAGTACAATCGTCTGGAATGAAAGGTGGTGGTAGTGCTGCTGCAGGTTCTAAAGTTCCAACATTCTCAGCAACTTCTTCTAGTGGAAGTTTTGATAGGTCTACTAATGCTAGTATTTACGGGATTGCTTGACGATGGCTATTAACGTTCAGAAGTTATTACCTGCAGCAAAGACATCCGCAATTGCAAAAATTGATGCAAGTAAAATTTCATCATCACTTGTAATCAATAAGAAGAATATTGATACAAAAAAATTAACTGCCCTATCAATTCGACGTAGTGAAGACAACGTAAGTATTGTAAAAAAATCTTTAATTGATATTGATGGTCTTTTGAAATCTGTATTAACTGAAGACCAAAAAACAGAAAGAACAAAGAGAATTCGAAAAGAGCAAGAAGAAAACGAACAAAGAGAAACGAAATTAGAAACTCCTAAAGAATCTAAGAAGTTTAATCTTCCAAAAGTTTCTCTTCCTGGAATGAGTTTCTTGGATAGAATTAAGAGATTCTTATTCTTTACCGCTCTTGGATGGTTGTTTACAAAATTCCAAGATCAACTCCCCAAATTAACTGGAATTATTAAAATCATTACACCAATAGCAGGTGTTGTTGAAAATGTATTCAAGTTTATTCTGGAGAGTGTTGTAAACTTTATAGACCGTGGATATCAAACTTACGATAAGATACGTGGTCTTGTAAAAACGGTTGGTGGCGAAAAGGCGCAGGGTGAATTTGATAAGATATCTGGAAAGTTAAATGAGTATATTAACTATGTTCTAATTGGGGGAATGGCACTCACAGGTGCTATTAATACCTTTGCAAATAATGCAAGAAAATATAAACCACCAAAACCAACTCCACAAGGAACTCCTAGAGGACCAGTTCCACAGAGAGGTCCAGTACAAAGAGTAGTTAGACCAGTACAGGCGGCTTCGATAAAGGCATCTAGAGCAGTCATTGGAAAGCAAGCAACACGTCAACTATTGAGACTTGCAAAAGGTCCTCTATCTAGATTACCTATTGTCGGAGCACTAGTTGAGTTTGGTCTTTCTTGGGCTCTTGGAGATAACCCTGGCAAAGCAGCATTCCGAGGAGTTGGAACTCTACTTCTTGGTGCTGTTGGTTCTTTAATTATGCCTGGGTTTGGAACTTTTATTGGTGGTTATGCTGGTGCAGAACTTGCTGGAAAATTATACGATGTTCTTTTTGCAAATAAGGCTCCTGGAACCCCAGTTCAAACTCAACGTCGTGGTGGAAAAGTTATCCGACGTTATGCAAAGGGCGGTCAAGTTTTGGGTGCTAGTGGAAGAACTCTAACAACTAAAAAATCCAAAAAACCATACATTCCACCTAAAGTAACACAACCCGGAAAAGATGTTGGTGGAAAGAAAAATATAAGAAAACTATTTCCAGACCCCTCGTACAAAATGAGTGTTGCTGAATGGAATTTAGCTGGAGGTGCTGGAACATATGCAGATTATGAAGAGCAATGGAAAAAACAAAAAGATAAACCAAATCCATATAAGGCATTAACTAATATAGCTGCGATCCTAAAGGATATTCCTTATGGTATCGGCACATTAATGGGTTCAGCGGTTGATGTTGCATTGGGACAAAAGACAGATGAAAATACTTTCAAGAGTATAAGTTTTGGTCTTGAGAATTTATTTGATACCTTTAGAAGTATTTCGAACAAAACTTCTCAAGGTGTTTTTGCCATTCAAAATCAAGTTCCTACAATGGCAACTGGGGGGCAAGTTTCTAGAACCTTTACTCCATCATCTCGTGCTGATGGCGATCCAATCAAAATTATTGGTACAAGTATCAAGCAGAGAGTAAATGAGTCAATTAGAGAAGTTCAAAAACAAATTTCTGTCAGAGGGGGGAAAAATATTCCATCTTCATTGTTTTCTTATGAACCTCCTCCACCCAAAACAAATTACAGTGGTTCATGGAAACCTGCTTCTCCAGGATATTTCAATGCAATTGAATATATTACTGGCGATAAAAATTATCCATCAAACTATGATTATGATGGACATGGAACTCCATTTAATTACCACGATCATATTGCTTTTGCTACTCCAAAGGATAAGGATAATGCAAAAAAGGCTTTATTGGCAGCAGGTATTCAGACAGGAAGTGAATATCTTGATAGAATTGGTGATCCGGGATATCACGGTTCCAATCAAGCAATTGATGTTCCCGGTCATCAATGGGGAGGAGCACCAGGTTCTCCTATAACACAAGCACAATATAATGGTTCTGCTCAAGTGAGAAGAGTATTGGGTATCGATAAAGTTCAACCAGTAAAAACAAAACCCGGTCAATTACCTTCATTGTTTGATAGACCTGGTGCAAATAAACCAGTTAAGCAAACTGGAATTGCTTCTTGGTATGGCCCAGGTTTTTATGGTAATAAGACTGCAAATGGGGAGACATTTCGTAAGGGAGATACTGAATATACTGCAGCTCACCCAACATTACCCTTTGGTACAAAAGTAACTGTTACAAATAAATCAAATGGGAAAAGTATTCAAGTTAGAATTAATGACCGTGGACCATTTAAAGCGGGTAGAATTATTGACTTGAATAAATCTGCAAGAGATGCTTTGGGGGGTCAAGACCTTACTGATGTTGATTTGAGTTATCAAGGTGGTGGTTATATTCCAAAACAAACTCCAAAGAATAAATCAGTGTCTCTCACATCATATCCTTCTTATGCTGATGGTGGCACAAGAATCATGATTCAACCAATCATTATTAAAGAGTCTGTTCCAATTCCAGTATCAAAACGTTCTGGTGGAGCAACTACCTTTATGGTTGCCGGTGGTGTAAATAGTAGTAATATGCAAAGTTTAGTCAGAGGATAAGATGCCAGCAGCAAACATTGCCGCACAAGCAGGTGAAGCTCAAATTAAATTATTCGAAGTTCATTCAAACTACAATCAACCTACTGATATCTCTAGTGGATGTATTGAGTTTGAGTACTATGAAAGTATCCTCGATAACAGTGTGAGAGCAACAGCAATGATTATTGATACTGGTTTCAGAAAATCTAAAGAGGGAACTGCTTCTGTAGAACAAGATGACTTAAACTTAACTGCTGGCGAAAAAGTTCATCTAAAGATTATTGATGGAAATCAATTCACTTTAGATTTAACTGGTACAAAGCAGATGAGAATTAAGGAAGTTAGAAATATTGATGAAAGTACTAACAAAATGATGTATGTTTTGGATTTATTCTCTAAGGAATCAATTGACAATGAACTTGAGAAATGTAGAGTAAAGAAAAGATATGACGGTAAAATATCAGATTCAGTTCAAAAGATTTTAAAAGATGTTCTAAAGACACAAAAAAATCTAGACATTGATACTACTTTAAACAAGTTAAGTTTTATTGGGAATGTAGAAAAACCTTTTTACAAAACTACTTGGTTAGCTCCAAGGTCTGCACCAGATGCTCCTGGTGCTAAAGGAGTTCTTGCTGGATTCTTTTTTTATGAAACTTATGATGGGTTCAAATTTAAATCTATTGATAAACTCTTCGAACAAAAACCAAAGAAGAAGTTTATATTTAATAACTTAATAGAAAAAACTCCACCTCAAGGATATGATGGAAAGATTTTAGATTATGCTTTTGATAGTACTTTAGATTTGAAAACTACTCTTCTCACAGGATCCCAATTAAACTCCAAATTGAAGGCAGTAAATTCTTTTGAAAGTGCGTATAGAGAAAACTCTTTTGACTCTAAGAAACAGTTTAATGATAAGAATACTGGTGGAAAGGAACAACCACAACTTGCGAAAGACCTTCAACTTCAACAAGAGACTTCTAAGATTTCTTATAAGTGGGATGACCCAGGATTTCTTGTTCCAGGAAAAAATTTAAAGGAACAACTTCCAAAATCAACTTATATTAACTATAGTAACGATGAGATTTTGAGACAGTCTTATATGAGATATAATAATCTATTCTCTATAAAACTTTCTATTTCTGTTAAGGGTGATATGAGTTTGAGAGCCGGTGACTTAGTTGCGTGTGATTTTCCAGAAATATCATCTAAGAAAAATACAGTTGTTAGTCAGAAGAAAAGTGGCATATATATGATAGTAGATGTATGTCACCATTTAACCAAAAACGGTTGCTTCACGAGAATGAATTTAGTGAGAGAATCTATAGGAAGAAAACCTTCGTAGTAAAAAAATGGAAAAATCACTTCAACAGCATATCAATAATGACAGGGATGAACTAGATAATCCAAACACAAGTAGTCAGCGTCGTCGTCATTTAGAGGGTGAACTTGATGCATTAGAGCAGTATCAAGTTAATCATCCAGATGACGACCATGATCCATCGTCTCTAGAACTTTATTGTGACGCCCATCCTGATGCTTTAGAATGTAGAGTTTATGATGACTAATGGCAGATCAATATAGAGATAGTTGCATCGACAGACAGAATGTTAATAGAAAAGGACTTAATGGGAATCCAGTTGACCCCATAAGGTTGTCTTTTTTTGATAAAGACGGGCAGAAGATCAGTGATGTTACAAGAAGTGAAGCAAATTGTATTGCAGGATTAAATTCTCAACAAAAATTTTATTTCCAAGATGGAAATGGTTATCTAAGAGAACTCTTAATTTCTGATGTAAATAAACTCTCTTCAAATGATTGTTTAAGATCTCCAACTATTTCAGGACAATTTACTTCTGGTGTCGGTAATGGCGACTCTGATTCAACATTAAATAGTGCTGTAGAACAAGCAGGTGGTTTGGTAGAGTAGTTTCTAGTGTTTCTTGGCAAGATAATATCGAGGCAGCGCATTTTGATCCAAAGAATCAGAAAGGATGGGGATATAGATATCGCGTAAGATATTTTGGATTACATTCTGGAAATACTCAAGATCTTCCTGACGAACAACTGCCAATGGCTAATGTTGTGATGCCAGTTACTTCTGGTTCTGGTTTGGGCGGATCTTATGATACTCCAGCAATATTAGCAGGAACAATAGTAACAGGATTTTTTCTTGATGGAATGGGAGGTCAAGAACCTTATATTGATGGGTTATTGATTAATTCAAATAATACTGTTCCAAAAAAACAACCTTCTGGTGATGATGGTGGTCTTCAACTTTTTAATGATACATATAAAGGGACAAGTTCACAAACAGGTTCTTTTGTTCCAGACTATTTGCAAACAATTAAAAAGATTGAAAGACCTTCGGCAGCAAGTAATCAATATAAAGTAACACCACAAAATAATTTAACCATAGCAGAATTGAGAGCAAGAACTAGAACATAAGAAAAATGACAGTACTTCCCGCAGGAACTCCTCAAACTAAAGATGTCGATCAGTCGCCAACGACGCATAGACATTCTCAGACTTTTACTGAGATCTCTAAAGTTGCTTGGCAGCAAGATATTGACCTTAGGAATGTAGTTCATATACAAAGTCCTTGCAAAAGTGACAATAGTTCAATGAAAGGTATTCAGAGAACTATTAAAAACTTACAAACAGACTTGGAGAGAATAAAGAGATTTTCAAATGTAAATTCTGCTGTTGATGCACTTACCCGCGAAGATCAAGAACCTGGAAAGTCTATTAAGAAGTTGGTTAATTTTGCAGCAACTGACATTTCTGGTTATGTTAAGAACATTCTAGGAAATGTTCGTGGTTGGGTGATGAATAAAGTGCAAGATGAGGCAAAAAAAAGATTACCGTTTTTGTTTCCAGGAGAGATGCCATCCTTTATCGATAAGTTGGATAAAGGTATAAATGGTATTTCTTGTGCTTTCGCTAAAATTGTAAGAGGTCTTGCTAAAACTGTTGGCAATTTATTACTACAGATGTTAGATAAGTTTCTCAACGGACCAATGTGTTTGATTGAAAATTTTATTTCTAACTTAGTCAAGAAAATTTTAAAACCAATTGAAAAGGCTATAAAGTCTGCTGTTAAACTTATTGATTCTGGTCTAGGTAAAGCGGCAAATCTTGCAACAAGTCTATTCAATGCACTAGATTATGTTACTGGTATTTTAAATTTCTTTAAGTGTGATGATGACAAAGCATGTCCTTCAGTTCAAGAAACAACTTTATCTGGAGCGGGTCAGAACAACCCTCAAGGTGGAGATCCTGTAGGTAAAAACCCATTCACTAGATTTTTATCTGCATCTGATAGTGCTCCAGCATGTCCGACTAATCCACAACTATGCGGTCCACCAAGAATTCAATTTTTTGGTGGGATGGGAATCGGTGCTATGGCTAATGCAATAATTAGTCCCAATTCCAATTCGATTATTGGATTTGATATTGTGAGTCGCGGTTTCAATTATCTCAATCCACCCTTTGCAAATATTGTAGATGAGTGTGGAACTGGGTCTGGTGGTGCGATAGTCGTTCAGACTAGGCCATATAGTGGAGGAGATCCTGCAAAAGGTGGTCTTGAAATAAAAAATATTGTTGTAACTGCTCCTGGTGATGGATATCTTCCTGCACCAGATGGGTCTTTAGGTGGAAATGGATTTGTTTGGAAGGAGTCGAATGAATGCTATGTCAAAAAAGCAAATGGAGACTATTATGTAGTTCCCGATTGTATAGAACCACCTTTAGCACCAGGTGATACTTTCTTTAGTTCTAAACCACCTGCACCAGCACCAAACTTAACATACTCTGTCGTTACTGCAATTGACGAAATATATGTTGAGGATCCTGGTTTTGGTTATCAACCAGGAGATACTTTACAAGTAGTTCCTGATAATGGTGCAGTATTAAAACCAATTATAAATGAAAGAGGAGAGATATCTCAAATTGAAGTGGTAAAACCTGGAGTTGGATTTGTAGATCTGCCAGAGATTGTCATAAATTCACCTACAGGTTATAATGCAAGATTAATACCAGTTCTTAGGGCAATTCCTGTAGAACAAATATCAATCCTTGGTGATGTTGCACCAGGAACAGAGGTAATTTCTGTTGTTGATTGTGTTGGTAGAGTGCCACCCAGAGAAACATTTGACATAGTACCGAGATAAAAATGGCAAAATCCAAAAATTACGAAACAAAGACAACAGGAACAAAGGACGGGCAACTAACCTTTGGAAGTATTCATTCCGATCAGGTAAAGTCTTCGGTCATGCTTCAGGGGCAAGAGTCTCTTGAGTATATTACGATAGACCAAACTGCTCCTAGAAAAAGATGGATGACCTCTAGATGTAGAGGTAGATATCAAGTTAAATGTGGTGATGATATTCCAAAGGATGAACTTGGGATGTGGTTCAATGCTGACAGAAGTGATATTCTAATTCAGACAAAAGGTAGATTGAGACTTGAAGCTGAAAATATTGACATAATTGCTCGTGGACCTGATCCAAGTAAGGGGATTGTTAATATTATTTCAAACGAAAGTGTAAATATTGAGACCAAAAAATTCACAGCAAATGCGAATGAATCCATCAGTATTTTTACTGACGGTAGTATGCAACAATCTGCAATAAATATTATGCGAATTTATGGTGGAAGCATTCAGAAGATGACTTCTATGAGTGCAGACAAAACACCATCGTTACCTATACTGGGTAAAATAGTACAACTAACAAAGCCGCAATCATAACTATGTCAAGTTCAAGTGATTTTGAATTAGTTCACGGACAACTCCACGTAACTAATAGAGCATCAAAACCAGAAGCATTGGGTAGAGGTTCTAAAAGTATTCATGGATCTGCATATTTTCAAGCACCAGTTCATATTGGAAAGGATAGTGATTATGGGAATGTTGAAGCATCCTTGATGATTGGTAGAGAAACAAATCCAGACACTCCATCAAATGCAAAGAGGTCTTTATTTGTAAAAGGTGATACTAAATTTGAAGGTGACGGTCAGACTCAAAACGCAGTCTACATCACAGGACCAACAACTGATGTTCTTTATATTGATGGTGATGTATTTGTTACTGGAAAAGTTGACTGTGGTAACAAAGGAAAATTGGCCGCAAGATTTGCAACTGCAGATGCTCTAGGAAAAACATTTGATATGGTTCATCCATCTAAAGGTAAAGGGTGGAGATTGTCTTATGCATGTGTGGAAGGACCTGAAATTGGTGTATATTTTAGAGGTAGAGTTACGAATAAAACTGAAATAAATCTTCCAGACTATTGGAAAGATTTGGTTCATGAAGATAGTATATCAGTGCAACTTCAACCAATTGGATCTCATCAAAACGTTATCGTGAAGAGATGGGATGATTCTAAAATTTATCTTCAATCAAATGGTGGAATGCCTATTGATTGCTTCTATCATGTTTATGCGGAAAGAAAAGATGTTAACCCACTTCATGTAGAATATGAGGGGAATAGTTGGAAAGACTATCCAGGGACGACCGAATGCAAGACGAGTACCTCTCACGCTGCGTTGTGGACCCCATCAAGCGTACAGTGTATCTGTACTCTAGCGAAGGGTCAGAGAAGCAAGTGACCTGTGATACCGTAGATGAGTTTATGAATGTGCTAGAGTTCGTTCGTGCTACAGTGGATGAAGAGACACTCTCATACGCAAGTCCTCTCTGAAACTAAAATGGACCTTTAATTCCATTTTAGGTCCAAAAAAATTCCCGGTAAAAATTGCCCCCTATTACTTTTTTGAAAAGTATGCCTTACAAAATCTCATACAAAGACCTTAAAGAGGAATCTGTCAAAACTACTCCAGAGAATGTAAAAGAAGCAAATGAGGCACTTTTCTCTGCAAAGTGGAATCTTCCCAAAGCAGCAAAACACTGTGGAATGTCACAAAAAGAAATGAAGTTGACATTCTGGGAGTATATCAAGTATAATCCTAGTACTTACAAAGCGTAAGTTTTTTTGGGAGCGTGGTGAAATTGGTAAACACACGACACTTAAAATGTCGCGGGCAGCGCCCTTGTCGGTTCAAGTCCGACCGTTCCTATGAGGTTCTTCCTCTAAATAAACAAAAGTAAAAAGACTATTCTATGAAATACAGAATAGATGCCAGATACGTTTGGTATAATCGCGGAACTCAAATAGTTCTAATGTATTTCATAAATCAAATTCCTTTTACTTTTGATGATCTTCCAGACGAATCAATATTCGATTTGGAATTAATCGAATTGGCAGATAACGAAAGAAGATTTGAACCAGAAGACCTTTATCAAGCATCATACTACTTAATGCTTGAAGAATGTCATCCTCTCTTATATGAGTTGGAACTGGAAAATCCAGAAATGTTACCTGCCGATTAATGCCCTTGTAGCTCAGTGGTAGAGCAACGGTTTTGTAAACCGTTGGTCGCTGGTTCAAATCCGGTCGGGGGCTTGAGTTCATAAAACTCCAAAAATGTCACTTATTTCACAAACTGACCGCGAGATGGTCATTGAAGCACTTGAATATTATGTTCAGAAACTTAAGGAAGATAACTGCACTCCTGCCTCTATCAGTGCATTCCAAACACTCCTTAACTGGGTCCAACTGGAGCACTTCAAACATGAAAGTTAATCTTTGGTATTGTAATGAAATGAAACAGTGGCGTTGGACGCTGACTGATGATTCACGACCTATTCTTAAGCAAGAATCTGGCCAGCAACCTCATCTGCGTGATGCAATGAATGATGTTGCAAACACTGTTGAATATATGTTAGAATGCAAACAAAGTGAGTAAAAATACCTAAATGAAATCTGACTTTTATATAGATAGGGTAGGCAAAGAAGAAATAAAAGAACTTCTTTATACCTATCATTATCTAAAAGACGAATCAAAAGATTTCAAAAGTGGATATAATTACTCTCTTTACCGCAAATCATTCACAGATGTCCTTAATATTGGCGGGTCTGTTGGTGTTTGTATTTTTACTGGTCTCCCAGTTCCAGAAATTGCCGTAGGTGCATTTGGTCTAGAAAGAAACGCACAAGAAGGTTTATTTGAACTTTCTCGTTTGTGTATAGACCCAGAAGTTCAAAAAGAAGAATATAATATTACATCATGGTTTGTCAGTCGTTGTATCAAGAGGTTTAGGAAAGATGCCCGCGTTCGTGCTATTCTTAGTTACGCTGATGCTAATCACCACATTGGAACTATATACAGAGCTTGTAATTTTACTTACTACGGTCTAACAGATCCCAAAAAAGACTTTTATTATGCTGACGGAACAAAACATTCTAGGGGTAGCGTCAAGGGTGCTGATGGTGAGTGGCGTAGTAGGAGTCGTAAACATCGGTATCTTATGGTTTTTGACAAGAAACTCAAAGAAAGGTTGACATGGAAAGAACAGTCGTGGTATAATAACTAAGACGATACTGAATCGTTACAGTGACCCAAAAAGTGTGACTTCAAAACCTCCTTCTGGAGGTTTTGTTGTATGATAAATAATCCATAACGGAACTATAAGCATTAATAAGATGGGTCTTTCACGTCTCGATAATTTTCTGAAATCAGTACGCGGAACGATTATATATGTTGATCCAAATAGTATTGACTCAACCGATAGTATTGAAAATCAAGGAAATAGTTTAACTAGACCATTTAAAACTCTTCAACGTGCCTTAATTGAAGTATCGAGATTTTCATATCAGGCAGGTTTGGATAATGATAGGTTTGGTAAGACAACTATTCTTCTATATCCAGGAGATCACCTAGTAGATAATAGACCTGGATGGATACCAAGTGGCAGTAATAATTATATTCTTCGTAATGGATCCACATCTAATGATTTTCCACCTTTAGATTTGAATTCCAATTTTGATTTAACTTCACCTGAAAATCAACTCTACAAAATGAACTCAGTTCATGGTGGAGTTATTGTTCCTAGAGGAACTTCGATTGTTGGTCTTGATTTAAGAAAGACTAGAATTCGTCCTTTATATGTTCCAGACCCAGAAAATGCAAATATTGATAGATCTGCTATTTTTAGAGTAACTGGTGCATGTTACCTTTGGCAGTTTACTGTTTTGGATGCAGATCCAAATGCATTTTCATATAAGGATTATACTACCAATAGTTTCTTACCTAATTTCTCTCACCATAAACTTACAGTATTTGAATATGCTGATGGTGTAAATCCGGTTAAAATTGATGACGCATTTTTAACTCATTATACGGATAGAACTGATCTTCAAATGTATTATGAGAAGGTTGGTCTTGCTTACGGTCAATCTTCTGGACGTGACGTTCAACCAGATTACCCATCAACATCAATTGATATTCAACCAAAAGTAGATGAATACCGTATTGTTGGTTCTCGCGGTGTTGATGTTGGAATTTCTAGCATTCGTGCTGGAGATGGTGTAATCACAAGCACAACAATTACAGTAGATCTTCAAGAATCAATTCCTGGGTTGGAAGTAGATACTCCAATTAAAATCTCTGGAGTTGACGCTGCAGGGTATAACGGACAATATGTTGTAAGTAAAGTTAATACTTCAACCCAAATTGAATATAAAGTTCAAAACTCACCGACAACTATTCTTCCTGGTACTGGATCTGCATCATTGGGTATTGTTGTTGATACAGTTACTTCAGCTTCTCCATATATTCTTAATATTACGATTAGATCCGTTTTTGGAATGTGTAGTTTGCTTGCAGATGGAAGCAAAGCATCTGGATTTAAGAGTATGGTTGTTGCATTATTTACTGGAGTTGGATTACAAAAAGATAGTAAAGCTTTTGTAAAGTATAATCAAACTTTAGGAATATATGAGGATAATAGTGTCTCAGGAAATGAAAATATTTCTTCAGATAGTCTGGCAGTATTTAAACCAGATTATGCAAACTATCATGTAAAATGTATAAATGATGCATATCTCCAATTAGTATCTGTTTTCTCAATTGGATATTACGAACAATTTGTATCGGAAAGTGGTGGAGATCAGTCTGTTAGTAACTCCAACTGTACTTTTGGAACAAAGGGACTTGTATCAAAAGGATTCAAGTCAAATGCATTTGCAAAAGATGATGTTGGTTATATTACTCACATAATACCACCCAAAGTAATAGAATCCGAAGAAGTAAATGTTGACTATCTTGCCATTGATGTCAGCAAAACTGTAAGTGCTGCAAATACTGGTAGATTGTATCTTTACGGTCAGGCAAATCAATCCGCTTTGCCTGAAGGTGTGATTGAAGGTTATCGCGTAGGTGCAAGAGTAAATGGATTATTGAATGTTTCAATTGTAAGAAGTGGAATATCTACTGAATATTTCGCAAAGATTGTAATGCCTGGTGGGGCAAATAACTCATCTGAGAAAAAGTATCTTGTTGGTAAAGATTCTGTAGGAGTTAGTAGTATTGCATCAAACACTATTACTTTTACTACTCCACACGCATTTATAAATGGGGAGACAGTTAGGGTATTATCAAACAACGGACATCTTCCAGATGGCATAGAGTCAAATCAGGTTTATTATGCAATTACTTCTGGAGTGGCATCTAATGCTATCAAACTAGCTAAAACTTTGAATGATACTGTTAGTCTGACTCCTATCGAAATTAATAATAGAGGTGGAATTTTAAATATTATTAGTAGAGTTTCTGATAAGAAACCAGGAGACATAGGACATCCAATTCAATATGATTCTTCAAATAGTAATTGGTATGTAAATGTATCTTCAGCATCAACTGAAAATACAATATATTCGGCAGTTGTTGGACTTGGAACAGTTGTACTTGGTTCGGCAACGCCAAGAACTTATATCAAGAGAAAACAAGATACTAGAAATGTCTTTGATACTGTTTATAGAATTCGCTATGTAATACCAGCAGATTCTCCAGTAACCGCAAGTGCTCCTCTAGATGGATACGTCATTCAAGAATCAAATACTTCAATTGCACCAACAAGCACTGAAGTTGCATATCAATTCAATCCTTCTGGCGCAACACTTGCAAACTCTACACAATTAAGAAATCAAAAACTAATTGCAAATGCAACCTGGACTGCAGAAACTGCAAAAATTGTAACAGAACTTCCCCATAACTTAGAAGTAGGTTCCAAAGTTGAAATCTTAAATATAAAGAGTACAAATAACACCAGTGGAATTGCTAATACAGCATTTAATGGAACATTCGTTGTTGCTGGTATTAGTAGCACCAAGGAGTTTTCAGTAGCTCTAAAAAATAATCCTGGAACATTTGCAAATAATACATCATTAAGGAGTACATCTTCTCCATATTTTAAGAAAAAAGAATTTAAGAATACTTACGTAGTTTACAAGAGTGAGGAAGTACAGAAGTATGTTGCTGGCGAAAGAGATGGAATTTACTATCTATTGGTTGCCAATGCGTCAAATTCTCCAACACTAGCTCCATTTACTGGAGAGAGATATTTACAACCACTTAAAAACCTTTATCCTCAAAGTAATAGAGATAATCCATTATCGGATCCTAAGGCATCCACTTCATTTGCTTTACCATCTCCATTGGGTCAAGTTGTTGTAGATGATCCTCAAAATAGTATCACTAAAGAAACTTTACAGAAAAAATTAACAGATTTAAAAGTTGGAATCGCTATTACTGATATTGTTTCGTCTTCAGTAGGAACAGCACATACTTTATATACAAAAATAGATCATGGTCTAAATCAAGTTACAAGCGTAAGTATTGTTGAGAGTGGTAATAACTATGGTTCTGGTAGTGGAAACGTTGAAACCTACTATAACTGTAAATTGGTTGGATATGGGGATTCTACATGTGGAAAAAATGCAACAGCAAGAGTTACAGTAAGTGCTGCTGGAACTATTTCTAATATTGCCATCATGGATGGTGGTAGTGCTTATGGTATTGGCAACACAATGACTGTTGTTGGTCTTGCAACCACTGCTGGATTCTCTCCTGCGCGATTAACTGTAAGCAAAATTAATAGCAATATTGGAGATACCTTAAATCTTTTTGGAATTATTGATAATACTTATGAAAACTATAATTCTTTGTATAGAATTGTAGGAATATCTACTGGAGCATCAAAGGAGATAATCGTATCTTCAGCATCAACTATTAGTAATATATCTACAACTGGTGTTGGTGTAACAATTGCAGCAAATTCTAATGTGGTGTTGACAGGCAAGACACTTAACGTGGATTCAATATCATATAATCCAGTTACTGGTTTGGGAACCGTAACAACAACTTTGGCTCACGGATTAAATGTAAATAGTCCAATTGCTATTGGTGGAGCATCACAATCTTTCTATAACGGACAGTTTGTTGTCAAGCAAGTTGTAGGACTTTCTACTTTTGTTGCTAATTTTGGTATTAGTACTTCAGCACCAGCAACTTCTGGTACTATTTTTGCATATAGACCAGGATTTGCTGCAGGTGGTGGAAGTGTCAATAAAGACAATGAAAATCTTGGCGGTAGACTTGTAGTTCCTTATGCTGGCATTACAACTACTCTTTCTGCAGCAATTACAAGTGAAGTTGCTACAACTATCAGTATTTCTAATGTTACGGATTATAATTTCCAAATTGGAGATTATCTGCAGATTGATGATGAAATTATGAGAATTAGAAGCACAGTAACAGGTAATCCAATTACTGTGTTCCGTGGAGTTCTTGGTACAAATAAGAGCACTCACGTTAATGGTTCTGTTGTAAGAAGAGTTAATCCTCAACCAATTGAATTTCGTAGAAACTCTTTAATTAGGGCTTCAGCACATACTTTTGAATATGTTGGATATGGTGCAGGTAATTACTCAACTGCTTTACCTGATAAGCAAAATAGAACTCTTAGTGCTAGTGAAGAATCTTTAGCACAAGCAACTAGAAAAGATGGTGGTGTTGTTGTATTCTCTGCAATGAATGCCGATGGTACTTTTTATACTAACAATAAGAAAGTAAACCCAACAACAGGACAAGAAGAATATATCGATAGTCCAATACAGACAACTGTTGGTGAGGACTTTACTTCTGGAGTAAATGGTGGATTTAATGTATTAAGTCCTCTTGAGGTATCTGTTAAGCGTTCTATTCGTGTTGATGGTGGAGATGATAATACTATCATTTCTAAATTTGATGGTCCTGTTATCTTTAATAACAAAATTTCATCACTTTCTACAAAGGGAATTGAAGCCAATTCTTTACTCTTACAGGGAGACCAGAGTATACCTAGAAAATATACCGTAGGTATTTCCACTCCAACAGAATCTGCAAACCCAGGTGACGTAACGTATAATGCACTTCCGGCAATAAATGATTATATTGGATGGGTTTATACTTCTAACAATAGATGGGAGAAGTTTGGATATATTGGAAGATTTGGTGTAGGTATTTCCTCTTCTGGTTCTTATGTTGGATTCTCAACCTTACTTAACTTAAGGTCTGGTATTGGAGCAACTATTACAACTCAGCATGATAGTATCAGTGGAATTACCACATTAACCTTTGATGCGAGTCCTCTTCGTGTTGGTGTCTCTACAGGATTGGGTCTTACAAAAACTTTTGTTGGAGTTGCTACTGAACTTAACTTTGTTGGGTATGGTGTCAGTATTCGTGCAGTTCAAAATGCAGGAATTGCTAGCATAACATTTGATGCTACAGGTGGGGGAACTGGATTCCCAGGAGCACCAGTAAATTCTATACAGTATAATGATGGTGGATTCTTTAGAGGGTCAAGTGCATTAAGTTTTGATGGAACTAATGTTTTCGTCGGAAACGCAATAGGAATTAATTCATCAATACCATCTACAAAATTTGATATCTTCTCTACTTCTGGTGGAGCAGTTCGTATTAGATCCACAAGACTTACTGTAAATATTCTAAGAATTGATGCTGGAAGTGTTATGATCCAACACCTTTTGTTGTTGATTTCAGTGGAAATGTTGGTATACATACAACAACTCCAAATGGAGCTTTAGATGTTACTGGAAATATTGTAGTTGCTGGTGGCAGTATTAGAATTTATGAGTCCGATAGAAGTAACTTCATTGGACTTCAAGTTCCCACATTAAATACAAACTATACATTAACGCTTCCTTCTACTGTTGGAACTGCAAGCAGTGTGTTGAGAACCATTGGTTCTGGAGTTCTTGATTGGATTGCACCAGCAGCAGTTGTTGCTGAAGTCTTAACTAGTACAGACTTCTTAAATGAGGGAGAAACAAATCTTTACTTTAATGAAGAGAGAGTTCAAGATGCCATTGGTGCAGCAATCAATACTGGAATTCAGACGGGTATTAGCGTCACTTATGATGATACTAACAATAGAATAAACTTTGATAATAGTTTCTCACTATATCCATACACAACCAAAGGATTCAATATGCCTCTTTGATGCTTACCCCAACTCTGGAATTATTACTATATTATACGCAGACACACCAGTTGCAGAAAATGTCTGAGTTGGGGCAAGCATTATTTCTGTGGGTAGTGCAGCAGCAGTTCCCGTCGATGCTGTAGTGAGTGAATTGTTTGCTGAAGTTGAACTTGCGCTTGTATAAGCAAGATTTCTTCCAATAGCAGATAATCCAGTGCTGCTTATTGAAATTCCAGCCCAACTCATAGCAATATTGGTTCCTGCCATATAGTTGATAATTACTCTCACATTTTGACCTGTGTTATTTGTATAACCAACGTTGCTTGCGCCACTTAATACTTGGGATGCCATATTTCCAAAAATACTTTTTATTATTTAGTTTTTATAAATAACTAAAATAGTGCAAGGGGAGAGTGAACCTTGGGAATAAACAAGAACTTTGTAGTAAAACACGGTTTAGAGGTTAATACAAATCTTGTCCTTGCTAATGCGGATACGGGTAGAGTTGGACTGGGAACAACAAATCCAATATCCGAGTTAGACTTATTTTCTGCTAATGAAGCAAAACTTTCTGTAAGAAGTCCTGAAGGACAATCACTTGTAGATATTGATTCGGGAATTACATCAACATCTCAGTTAAGATTCAAACAGAATGGGGTTTTGAAGGGAGATATTTCCTTTAACTCTCAAACTTTAGATGTTTTAGAAATAAATTCATCTACTGATAAGAGTGTTGTTCTTGCAACCGGTGGGGGTAAGGTTGGAATAGCAACCACAAATCCAACTTCGGAATTGACAGTTTCTGGAGATGTTTTTGTATCTAATGATGTTCTTGTAAATGGAATTTCGACTTTCTCTGGTATAACAACTGTTACTGGAGAAACTCTATTTTCAAAACAATTAAATGTTTCTGGAGTTTCAACATTCAATGCTGATGTTGATCTTATTCAAGATTTAAACGTAAATGGAAATTTAACTTTAACTGGCATTGGAACTTTTGTTGGATTTTCAACTTTTAATAACAACGTTTATGTTGCCGGAATATCAACATTTAATGGTCTCATTGATGCAAATGGTGGAGCAACAATCGATAATGTAAGAATCGGTATTGCGGATGATAATGAAATTGACACTTCTTCTGGAAATCTAACACTTGATTCAAGTGCAGGTACGGTAATTGTTGACGACCAACTATCGGTAGTTGGAGTATCAACATTTTCAAATAGAGTTATATTTAACAGTACAAATTCTATCCAAATTCCTGTTGGGACAACAGCACAAAGAGACTCTGTTGGTGTAGCTGTAACGGGACAAATACGATATAACACAGAATTCTCAACCTTTGAAGGTTATGGACCAGGTGGTTCTTGGGGTTCTCTTGGTGGCGTCAAGGATGTTGATGGTAACACCTATATTATTCCAGAATCATCTCCTGGAGCAAATGAAAATATTCTATATTTTTATAATAATGGAGCGTTGTCTGCCACTATTTCGTCAACTTCAACAAACATTAATACAAACACAAATATCAGTGGTGTTGTCACTGCATCTACATTTTACGGTCAAGGCGGTGCATTGACTTTAGGAACACCTACAGACTCTAGTATCACTAGCAACGGAGCACTTAATACTTTTACTGGAAGCACAAAGTTAGTTGATAGTGTTGATGACTTAAATGAACTTGCATTTAATATCATAAGAAATACTGCAGTTACTAATGTAGATTTCTCTTCAAGTTCACTAGCTGGTGGTTCTCCATTATCAATTACTCTATCAGTTACAAGTTCTGGAAATGCTAATCGTTATGATGTTGATTGGGGAGATGGTACATCAACCTCCAATTATACCTCTGCATCTATTCCACATACATATACTCAACCAGCAGGTGGATTATTCTCAATATCTCTAGTTGCTAAGAATAATTCTGGAATTGGTGCAGGAAGTAGTTATTCTACAGCAAAGAGCAATTATATTACAGTTTACACCCCAAATCCAGTAGTTTCCTTCGATTTATATAGAACATCTACTGGAGGTTCTGTTCTTTCAGGTAATGACTTATATGTGGTTGAAGGTCAATCTTTATACCTAGATAATAACACTTCGAATACAAGTGGAGCAACTGTTAATTATACGATGAACTGGGGAGATGGTTCATCAAATGATTCTATTGCAAATAATACTGCTTCTGGTGGTGCTGATGTTTCTGCCTCAAGACTACAGCATACTTGGGTTGAAGGAACAAATAGTTCTACAACCAGAGATACGCTCACTCTAACTCTAAACGCGCATAATACTGCAGACCCTGCTGTTATTCCTGCTGTTGGAACTGGACTGTTGAAAGTTTATGATGATGCACCTGCAGCACCAGATGGACTAAGCAGCAAAACACTATCAAACGTCACTAGCACTGGAACAAACCCAAGACTTGTTTCTGGATTTACTGATAATACTGGAGGTACTACATTATCTGCTGGTAATGATGTTACTCGTGTAACTGGTGGAACTGCTGAAGCTACGGCAACTTCTACATTTGCTTATAATGCAAATAGTGGAACTCTTACAGCACATGTAAACGGATCCTCTGATGGTTCTAGAGTATTGACTAGTGGAGATGATTCTGGAACTTACACAAGTCTTGTAATTACTGAAGAAAGTGATTATCAGTTATTGAATTCTTCTGGTTCAACTACAACTTTTGCGGCAAGTATTTATTATCCTGGACTGTATAAAGGATTTAAGGCAAAAGTTTCAAAAGCAGTTTCTGCTTTAAGCGTTGGTGTGAATAGTATGAGATTGCTTCATAGTGTTACTGGTAACACAAACGCAGTGCAGTTTGTTAAAGATGATGTAACTGCCACACCTGTTGTAAGTATTTCGACTGCAACACTTGCAGAAAACGTTGCTGGTACTTATCGCTATGTTTCTGGTATTCCTTATTACAACAGTGGTTCGCCATCTCTTACTTTGTCTGGATTGACAGTTACAAATCTCACAGGACAGACATATACAAACCAGTCTGATATTGTTGAGGTTGATAATGGCACAAATCAAGAAGGAACTTCTAGTGTGGCTATAGTAGATAGTGATTACACATATTCTCAAATTAATGGTCCTTCAAGTATGTTAAGTGGTGGAATTCCCATCGCTAACGTTGGAGTATCTTCTCCATATGCTATTTCAAGTTTGACAGTTCCAATCACATCCTCAAGTGTAAGAACTATTGATAGGGTCAGAGTTCGTGCCAAGAATGTAAACGGAACCAGTAGCTACACAAGTGATATTTCGACTAACATCCAAGTACATACCGCAGCACAATCCGGAATTTCTGAGGTTTCAATAGCAGTTCCTTCTGGACTTGGTGATGGAACCTACACTGATAATGGAATAAGAATTTATAATTTTGGTCCTGGAGTTACTACAACAACTCCTTCCTATAATGGAGCAACTAATTTCTATACTAACAATCCATATTCTGAATCATCTTCTCCAGCAGGAATTACTACAACGGCAGAATCTGTCGTCAGATTGGGTGCTATCACCCATAACCAAGTAAATTACTCGACTGGTTATCTTCCAGTTGGTCCTAATTTTTCATCTGGAAGAAGTGGAACTCAGTATTTTACTTTTGCATTTAGAAGGAGGGTTGTTGCTAACTTTGACATCAATATCACAAGTTCCACTGGTGTCGCTGGTGTTTGGATTGCTGCACCCGGAACAAGCATAGATACTACAAGTGGATTAAATGGTTGGTTAAGAGCAGACACTGCTTATGGAGGTTCTGGAGTTCCTGGTAGTGGACCGGGTGGAAATGGTTCTGATGGTTGTGCTTTCACTAATGGAGATAGAATTATTGCATCAACATCTTTAAGTGGTGGTTATACTATGACACTAGGTAGCGAAAACATGAGTAATGCTACTGGTAATGTTGTTCTTATAAGAATTGCTTTGGCATCAGGGCAATCCGTAACAAGTCTTAGTATAGGAGCTGCAGCGTAAAATGGCTATTTCAAACGATCAGAAGATAGACTATCTCTGGAAAAAAATTGGTTATGGTAGAGCGAAGACTGATACTGCAGCAATTAAGGATGCAGTAAACGAATCCATCTCAAGTGCGTTATTATTGAGAGGTGATAACGTCTGGGCTCAATCAAATCTAATACCAACAACTATTCCTGTCAGTAGCACATCAGTAGTTACCTTATATCCAACATCACTACCTGTTGAATGCACTGCAGATACCACTTCATCTACAAATAGAACCTGGAAAACAAACATTACCGATTGGATTCCACCAGAAATTGGTTCTACTTATCTTGTAAAAGTCTACGTTCATACATCAGGCAATGCTGCAACCGCTGCTGCATCTGGAACTCAATTAGTTGCTGCTGGTTCTGGTAATAATGATGAATGGTTCTTTGACTACCAATCAGGAACTTTAAACTTTATTGGAACAAACCTTCCAAGTGGAGTTAACTTTACTGGAAAGAGTGTTTATATTAGCGGTGCAGTTTATAGTGGAATTAAAGGAGTAGCACCAGTTGGTGCAGCAAACACATTTACTGATATCAACCTAACTGGAAACTTAAGTGTAACCGGAGTTTCTACTTTTGTTGGTGGTATTCGTGGTATTGGTATTCAATCCGGAAGTGTTAATGTAACAACTGGAATTATAACAGCATTAAACTTTGTTGGTGCTGGAAATTCAATTTCATATAATGCTGGTACAAAAACTGTTGATATTAGCATTGGTGGAGGAAATTGGGAATATGAGAATCCTTCCGATACTTATTTCAGCGATATTTACAGATTAAATGGAAATGTTGGTCTTGGTACATTTAATCCAACAGCAAAACTTGACGTTCATGGAAGTGCAATAATCACTGGAATTGTCACTGCTGGATTATTTGTAGGTGATGGTTCTGGATTAACTGGAGTTGTTGCTGCAGGCACTGGAGTTGAAGTTAGAGATGATAACACTTTAATTGGAGTTGCCTCCGTATTTGATTATGGTTCAAATTTATCAGTTCTTTTTTCTGCAGGCATTGCTACAGTTGTTTCAACTGGAGGAGGACAATGGGTAACAACTGCCGCAGGTATTCACACATTATCTAATGTTGGAATTGGAAGTACAATCCCAACAAGTGCTCTTACAGTTCAAGGAAATGTTCTTATATCTGGTATAACAACATCTAGTGGATATAATGTTCCCTCCGCAAATGATTATAAAATCAATGGTACTACAGTTCTCAATAGTACAACGTTGGGATCTGGTATTCTCAATTCATCGCTGACTTCTGTTGGAACATTATCTCGATTGGTCGTATCTGGTGTAACAACATCCAGTGGTTATAATGCCACCACTGGTACTGATTATAAAATTAATGGAAGCACCGTTCTTGATTCAACTACACTTGGTTCTGGTGTTGTCAATTCATCATTAACCTCTGTTGGAACTCTTGCTGGTGGCCTCAACATTGCTTCGGGTCAAACATATAGAGTTAATGGAACTTCTGTTCTTGATGCAACTACACTAGGTTCTGGAGTAGTTAACTCATCATTAACTTCTGTTGGAACTTTAGGTTCTCTAAATGTTTCTGGAACATCAACCTTTGCTGGTATTACAACTGTCACGGGAACAACACTGTTTTCCAGACAATTAAGTGTCTCTGGAATCGTAACAACAGGTTCTCTTAATCTAATCACTGGCAATACCTACCAAATTGCAGGTGTTAATGTTCTATCTGCAACAACTTTGGGTGCAAACGTTGTTACTTCATCACTAACTTCCGTTGGAACTCTTGCTGCTGGCCTTAATATTGCTTCAGGACAAACATACAGAGTTAATGGTACTGCAGTTCTTGATGCAACTACATTAGGTTCTGGTGTCGTTAATTCATCATTGACTTCTGTAGGATCATTAACAGCACTGCGTGTTAGTGGATTGACTACATTCGCTCAAACTGTAGAGTTAGATGCTGCTCTTAGAGACATTGACAATAATGTAGGTGCTGGTGGGTCTATTCTTGTTTCTACAGGAACTGGTGTTCGTTGGACTGCACCTTTTGCTGCAGGTATTCAAGGTCTTCAGGGAACCACAGGTACTACTGGTCCTACTGGAGCACAAGGGACAACAGGTACTCAAGGAACAACTGGTCCTACTGGAGCACAAGGGACAACAGGTACTCAAGGAACCACAGGTACTACGGGTCCTACTGGGGCCCAAGGAACAACAGGTACTCAAGGAACAACTGGTGCTACGGGTCCTACTGGGGCCCAAGGAACAACAGGTACTACTGGTACTACAGGTACTCAAGGTACTACGGGAGCCCAAGGAACAACTGGTGCTACAGGTACTACTGGTCCTACTGGGGCCCAAGGAACAACAGGTGCTACGGGTCCTACTGGAGCACAAGGAACCACAGGCACTCAAGGAACCACAGGTACTACGGGTCCTACTGGAGCACAGGGTACTACAGGGACTCAAGGAGCTACAGGAAGTGGAGGTTCGATTACGGATGATACTTCTACAAATGCTACATTATATCCATTATTCCAAAGCGCAACTTCAGGAACTTTAGTTAATGTTAGGGTTTCTTCACCAAACCTCCAGTTTAATCCTGCAACTGGAACTTTGTCGGCCACAATATTCACATCACTATCTGACAAAACTCAAAAGACCAACATAAGACCTATAGATAATTCAATTGAACTTGTGAAACAACTTGAAGGAGTTCGTTATGATTGGATAAATAATCAAAAACCTTCAATTGGTGTTATCGCACAAGATATTGAAAAAGTACTTCCCGAAGTAGTTGAGATGAATAGCAACGGATTAAAATCAGTCTCTTATGGAAATATTGTTGGGGTATTAATTGAAGCAATTAAAGAGCAGCAAATTCGTATCGAAGAGTTGGAGAGAAAGTTAAATGCCTAATCAGTTTTTCTCCCCAGAAGGAGATTTAGAAAATTATTTTGTAACTGAGTATTGGTTAATAGACCAATATGTTGGTGATGAGTTGTGGGCTTGGGGTAATGCCATTAATGGAAGACTAGGAAATGCCACAACAACACCTATCAGAAGTACTCCCGTAACAACATCTTCTGGCGGAATTAATTGGAAATTGCCATCCGGGACAAGTAATGCTTCAGCAGCAATCAAAACTGACGGAACTCTATGGGTTTGGGGAACCAATACTGCGGGAGGACTTGCTCTAGGTCCGTCAACTGCCAGTCCACTAACCCCAGTCACTACATTTGCAGGAGGAAACAACTGGAAATCTTTATCTGGAACTACCTCAGCAATCAAAACTGATGGAACTTTATGGGTTTGGGGTAGTGCTACTGGTGGAAGACTAGGAAATGCCACAACAACACCTAACAGAAGTACTCCTGTAACAACATTTGCGGGAGGAAACAACTGGAAACAAGTTTCGGGCACTGCAGCAGTTAAAACTGATGGAACTTTATGGGTCTGGGGTGATCAGGCTAGGGGGAGACTTGGAAACGGAGTAACAACAGGCAGTATATCCACTCCGGTCACAACATTTGCTGGAGGAAATAACTGGAAACAAGTTTCTACGGGTGGTCAATCTTGCGCAGCAGTTAAAACTGATGGAACATTATGGACTTGGGGTAATGGTTCTAATGGAAGACTTGGAAACGGAGTAACAACAGGCAGTATATCCACTCCGGTCACAACATTTGCTGGAGGAAATAACTGGAAACAAGTGAGTTGTGGTGATATACATGTAGCAGCAATCAAGACTGATGGAACATTGTGGACTTGGGGTTATGGTAATAATGGAAGACTTGGAAACGCAGTAACAACAGGTAACATAAGTACTCCAGTCACCACTTTTGCTGGAGGAACTAATTGGAAACAAGTTTCTGGTGGAGACCTTGTTTCTGCAGCAATTAAAACTGATGGAACCTTATGGATTTGGGGTTCTGCTGTTAATGGGTCACTGGGAAATACTTTTAGCAGTAGTGCAATTTCAATACCTACTCCAATTACAACATTTATGGGAGGAACTAATTGGAAATATGTATCTGTAAACAGCGATGGACCTATGGCAGTCTTCTCCGGAACCACACCAGACCTTCCAATCTCATAAATACCTAAAAAATAACTATGGAAATCGCACTCATTCATAATAACTCATTAGAACTTGGTCCAATGGGATTTAATGTGAAATACATTAATGCCGATTTAGAAGACCTTGAAGTAGAAGAAAGAATTTCTCCACAAAGTTATACAGACCTTCCAATTCATTTTAGTGATGGTCTTACACATCTTCTACCAATTGAAAAAGTAATTCCAGAACACGATCCAAAGTATCATAATATCGGAAATCTTACTTGGGAAATTATTGAAGAAGATAATATTCCAGTTAAAGTTAGATTTGCTTACCCAATTGTTGATAAGACACTAGAAGAAGTCAAAGCACTTCGTAAGCAAGAAGTTTCACCATATAGAAGAGAAAAAGAAAATACTACAATTACTCTAGATATTAATGGAACTTCTGTTCAAGTATCAACCTCAAGAGAAGAAAGAGTATTGTTGGCGAGTAAGTTAAGTGCAGCACCAGCATCTTGCAATTATAAGTTCTTGAGTGGTTGGTTAGAAGTTACCGCAGAAAATCTTCAGTATATTGTGAGTGAAATTGATAAAGTCGTTCAAGCAGCATTTGATTGGGAACTTGCAAAACTTCAAGAAATTGATGCCTGTACGACAATTGATGAAGTTTATGATGTAATTGTGAGAGAACTTCCTGAAGCAATCCAACCACCAGTAGCATAGTAAAATGAGTTCCAATCAGAGAGTAACTACTAACTTTAGAAGAAGTAATGGTGTTGATGTTGCTTATGAATTTATAACTAAAGATTATTTGATGAGTGTTTATCCTGGTATCGCTCAAGAACTTGGAAAGACTCCAGAGTTGTGGGTTTGGGGAGGTAATAATTATGGACAATTGGGAACAAATAATCTGAGTCAGTCTTTTAACCCAGTCACCACACTTGCGGGAGGATCAAACTGGAGATCTGTTTCCTGTGGAAGACGCCACACTGCAGCAATTAAAACTGATGGAACACTATGGACCTGGGGATATAATAATTATGGGCAACTTGGAAATGCAACAACAGCAAATCGATCCACTCCATCGACCACATTTGCAGGAGGAACCAACTGGAAACAAGTTGCGGGTGGATTTACTAGCACAACAGCAATAAAAACTGATGGAACTTTGTGGATTTGGGGAAGAGGAGGTTATGGACTAGGAATTAATGAATCTTTACCTACAGGAACTAATAGATCTACTCCAGTCACAACATTCGCAGGAGGAACCAATTGGAGACAAGTTAGTTGTTGGGGAAGTTCTTCTGGCGCATTTAATGCTGCAATTAAGACTGATGGAACTTTGTGGACTTGGGGGGACAATGGTGGTGGAAAACTAGGAAACAATATTTCGACTAGTAGAGCCACTCCAATCACAACATTTGCAGGAGGAACCAACTGGAAACAAGTTTCTTGTGGTGGTAATCGTATGGCAGCAATCAAGACTGATGGAACTTTTTGGACTTGGGGACAAAATAATTTTGGAGTACTGGGAACTAATAATGAAGTAAATACATTTACTCCAGTCACAACATTTGCTGGAGGAACTAACTGGAAACAAGTTTCTTTGAGAGAAAATAATACAGCGGCGATCAAAACTGATGGTACTCTATGGGTTTGGGGTCATACTCATCTGGGACAATTGGGGAACGCTCAGAATACATTCGGAGTATATGTTAGAACTCCAATCACAACATTTGCTGGAGGTACTAATTGGAAACAAGCAAGTGTTGGCAGTTCTCACATGTTAGCAATCAAAACTGATGGAACTCTATGGTCTTGGGGAGTTGGTAGTTCTGGGCAATTGGGAATGATAGCAAATGATAGATCTACTCCAGTTACTACATCTTTAGGACGATCTACTTGGAAACAAGTTGCTTGTGGGGAATTTCATACCGCAGCAATAAAAACATCGGACGATTTGCTGTGAATCTAAATATTTTAAAATAAATTATTTTGTATGAATCCACTTGAGTTGGTCACAAAGACCTTATATTCGTTTGAGGAAAAGGAACTTACAACACAAGTTCTTCAGGCATTTGGTAAAAGAGCAGAAACCTTTGAACAACATAATGATGTTGCAAAGATTTTCTTTGAGATAAAAGATTTCTCAAATGCTATTCTCTATGGAGAAAAAGCATTAAAACTTACAAAGTCAAAAGAAGAACTCTATATCACCACAAAAAATCTTATAAACGCATACAACCAAAATAACTATCCAGATAAAGCATTAACTCAAATCTCAAAAATCAAATCACAAAATCCTCAAGATACTGAACTTCTTTTGGAAGAAACCTTTGCATATTCTGCACTGAATCAAAAAGAGAAATCAGAAAAACTACTCTTCAAT